GGGTTTTGGAGGAATGGATAAAGGACTTCGGGTTCTGGGCAAGACAGATGGAGACATGCGCCCTCGAAGGGTATTGGCCCATGAATGACAAAGGCTGTCATATGTATGCGGGCTGTGAGTTTCGTGACATTTGTTCCCGGTCGCCCGAGACTCGCCAACAGTGGCTCAACAGCAACTTTACAAAAAGAGTCTGGGACCCGCTTCAGGTCCGAGGCGATATTTAGCACCAAACACCAGCATTTTGCAAAGCAAATCAAACCTCTCGTCAGCAAGCAAGGACCTCTCATGGCAAAGCTAGAAGATCACAAATCAACCTCCGTGACAAAACTTCTCCTAATCGGAGACTCGGGGGCCGGAAAGACAGGCTCCCTTGCGTCCTTGGCGAAAGCCGGGTACAATCTGAGGATCATTGACCTTGATTCTGGTCTGGACGTGCTTTCCAACATCTTGCGCCATGATAAGTCGCCCGAGGCAAAAGGCGCACTCGACAGGGTTGAATTCGAGACCATAACAGACTCAATGCGGGCAGTCAACAACAAACTCATTCCGAACAAAGCAACGGTTTGGCAGAGGACGATCAATCTTCTCAACGACTGGAAGACGGATACCGCGAACTTTGGCCCGCTTATCTCTTGGGGGGAGAAGGACATCCTTGTCATCGACTCCCTAACCATGCTTTCCAACGCGGCTCTTAACTTCACCCTGAGCCTCAATGCCCGGCTTGGTCAACAGCCGCATCAAAGCGACTGGTACACGGGGCAACAGATGATCGAGAGTTTGTTGCAAATGCTCTACGATTCCAATGTCAAGTGCAATGTCATTTTGATTTCGCATATTGCCTACATCGGGGAAGAGAATGGGCCGGTCCACGGCTACCCCTCATCTCTGGGCAAAAGCCTTCCGCCGAAGATCGGACGGTATTTCAACAATACCTTGATGGTCAAGACCACGGGGCAAGGCACGAATCAGAAACGAAAAATCCTTACCCGGACTTCCGGGGTGGTGGAACTGAAGAATTCTGCCCCGATGAACGTAAAGGCCGAGTATGATGTTGAGAACGGTCTCGCGGAATACTTCCGAGACGTTCGCGGTTCTTGACAGCCAACAGACAATAGTTTTGGGGCAACGCCCCACAAGAGTTTCGCCAGATGGCGAAAAGCCTGACCAGCATCGGTCGTAACTTACTTACTTACTCGAAAGAAAACTCACATGGTTGACTTTACTTCTCTTCTCAAGAAACCCGCTGGTGAAGCATCTAAGCCGAAGGCGCTTGAAGCAGGGGATTACCCCGGCATTATCAAGTCGTTCGAGGTGGGCGATAACAACAAGAACAAGACTCCTTATGTTCGGTTCCTTGTTGGCATCACTGACTGGGCCGAGACTGTCAGCGAAGAAGACAAGACCAACACGGACGGTTCTCCGGTTGATCTCTCCAAGCGTCAGCTTCGTCGGGACTATTATCTGACCGACGATGCTCTGTGGCGTCTTGATGATTTCATCAAGAGCTGTGGGGTCGAAGCGCATGGCCGTGCGTATGATGAAGTTCTGCCGGAACTCATCGGGGCACAGGTCATGGTGCAGGTTCAGCAGTACGTGAACCAGCAGTCGATGGAAGTTGGTAATCAGGTTGGCTCGCTTACCGGGGCATAACCCGACCTTCCAGACGTTGGGCGAGGGGGCAAGTCCCCCTCGTCTTTCGTCTTTTTACATAACACAAGAAGAAAAAGGAACACTACCTTGACCATCTCCGATGATTACGCCCGACTCCCTACAGGAGAAATTGTTGTAAAAAGAGACGAAAGGCAGCGGCGGATCATCAAAACCGATGACCTACTTCCCTCGATCAAAGAACGCGGGGTTATGAACCCGATTATTGTTACGAGGGATAAGGTGTTGATCGCAGGGGAACGCAGGCTTGCAACGTCAATTGAACTCGGCTTGCGAGACATTCCCGTCCGGTATGCGGACTCTTTGACAGAGACAGAACTCGCGATTGTCGAGTTGGAAGAGAATATCAAGCGGGCTGATCTGGAGTGGCAAGAACTTGTCGATGCTGTTGCTTCGATCCACAAGCTTTATTGCCAAGCAGATAAAGAATGGCCATTAAGGGAAACAGCCGCGTCCATCGGACTCACGATTGGTACGGTTTCTATGTACCTGCAGGTGCATAATGATCTTGCCGACACGAGGATAAAAGAAGCCGGGACTGTCCGCGAGGCGTACAACGTACTCAAACGTCGCGAACACAGGTCGATGGGCGATGCGCTGCAGGAACTTCTTGAGACAACGGCAACGGTGGTCAAACCGGATATTCCCTCTCCCCAGACATCAACCTCGCACAACGCCAGCAGCAGCGAAGGCACTAGCAGTGGCGCTGTCGGGGAAGCTCCTGCCAAACGAGAACCGGCCCCGCTGCCAATCCTCAACCTTTCCTTTCTCGATTGGGTCAAGACCTACGAGGGGCCAAAGTTCAATCTTGTCCACTGCGACTTCCCTTACGGGGTAAACCTGTTTGATGGGGCGCAGGGCAAAGGAGCGGAAGAACGTGAAGGCTATTCTGACACCGAGGACGTTTACTTTACCCTTCTCGAAAGTTTCCTTCTCAACCTTGACAAGTTTATGTCTGTCTCTGCACATTTAATGTTCTGGTACTCAGCAAAACATCGGGATAAAACGGAAAAAATGTTCTCGGAACTCGCCCCGTCACTTTCCTTCTCGACCCACCCGCTTATCTGGCTCAAGAGCGACAATGCGGGCATCGCGGCAGACTATCTCCATCAGCCCCGCCACATCTACGAGACGTGCCTTTTCGCTTCCAGACAGAAGAGACAACTTGTCCGCATTGCCGCCGATGCGTACTCGTCCCCGACAGACAAGCGACTTCATCCGTCCACGAAACCCGAGCCGATGCTTCGTCATTTCATGTCAATGCTGGTGGATGAAAGCACGACAATGTTTGATCCGACCTGCGGGTCTGGAGCATCCCTCCGTGCAGCGGACTCGCTCGGGGCAAAGACAGTCTTCGGGCTGGAGATTGACAAGGAGTATGCAGACAATGCAAACCAAGCCCTCTCAAACGCGAGAAAGCTCCGCTCGGCATCAGCCTCCGGGCTCTAACACAACAGGTACCGGGGACGTGGTGGAAGTAAATCTGCAAGAACAGATGGACTTCTACAACAGGCTTCCCCCGAAATTTCGTCTGCTTTGTGGAATTGCTCCGGTGCAGCTAGATGCAGAACAGTTCCACCAAGTTCTACAACAATACGGTCCAGACACCGGATTCAAGTTAATAATCGTTACTCTCGAAAGAGAGTACCCCGGATGGAGTTTTGAAAATGCCGCACGAACCGCTTCCTCCATTCGCCGCAACATCAGGGGCAAGAAAGCCACGCATCCTTCTCGTCGGAGAGGCATGGGGTGGTAATGACTATACGCTGCGTTTGCCGATGGTAGGTGAGGCAGGGAAAGAACTTTTCTCCATCCTCGGAGAAGCTTTTCCCGACACCCTTCCAGAATTGCATTGGGAAATCCGAAAACTTTTTAAGTACGGTCAGGCATGGACCCGGGACAGGAACCAATGGCTGGAAGCCGCAGGCATTGCCATGACAAACGTGTTCGCTCTCCGTCCCCATGCAAACAAGATTGAAGAACTCTGCGTCTCGAAAAAAGAAGTCGGGAAGGATTATCCGCTTCCCTACCTCCAGCGGTCAAAGTATCTCCGGGAAGAATACTTTGGGGAATTGGAACGCCTTGCGAAAGAGGTGGAAGAATTCAACCCGAACCTCATTGTTGCCCTCGGCAATACAGCAACGTGGGCATTTCTCGGCTCTGGTAACATTGGGAAGATTCGCGGGGCCATCACGTCCACCAGCAGCTGCGGTTACACCAGACTTTCCCGCGAGTACAAGCTGCTGCCCACGTATCACCCGGCAGGCATCCTTCGCCAGTGGGCATGGCGACCAATCCTTTCCGCCGACTTGATGAAGGCAAAAAGGGAGGGAGAGTTTCCCGAAATCCGCCGACCAGACAGAACAATTGTCATCAACCCGACCCTGAAGGAACTGCGGGGCCTTGTTCAACAGGTGCTGGAGAATCCTCCTCCGCTCCTTTCTGTCGATACAGAAACGGGTTCCGGGCAGATAAAATGTATCGGGTTTGCACCTTCCCGTCACGAGGCTTTTCTTGTTCCGTTTCTTGACGAGAAGAAACCGGGCTATTCCTATTGGCCTTCCCATTGGGAAGAAGTAGAGGCATGGACACTTGTTGCCAAACTTCTCGAGTCTCCGATTCCGAAACTTTGGCAAAATGGGGTTTATGACCTCCAATACCTGACCCCGTTGGGCATCATGCCACAGGCTTGTCTGGAAGACACCATGCTCCTTCACCATTCGCTTTTCCCCGAACTGCAGAAAGGTCTCGGGTTCCTCGGTTCGATCTACACCTCGGAAGCGTCTTGGAAACTGATGGTGAAGCATCGGGCGGACGAGGTTGAAAAGAAGGACGAATGAAATGACTCATTTTTGCAAGAATTGCGGAAGCAAGACTGAAGTTATTGCCACCGCCCCCACAGACTCATTCGTCCGTCGCAGACGCCATTGTCCAGATTGTGAAACGAGAACAACGACATTTGAAGTTCCGCAAGAGGTTTTTATTTCCCTCTCCCAACTCGTGCACTTCGCCGCGCAGGTCAGGGAACGAGTTGTGGAGGCAGAAGACCTTTTTGCTTCGCTCGCAAAGATGAAGGCGGAATGGGAAGATAATAATGTCTCTCTTGTTATGGCAAGAGGTAATTACAGAAGGAAAGGAAAAGACAATGGACGCAAATGAATTTAAACTTGTGATTCTCGAGAGTCCCTTCGCAGGTCCGACCCCGGCACACATTCAGACAAATCTGGAGTATGCCCGGAAGGCCGGAAAGGAATGTGCTTTCCG